CCTGCTCTGCCTGAGCCAGGGCAAGTTTACTTCCTCTTGTCGCTAAAACTATTTTTCGCATCACAATACTCTTCTATTATCTTATCTACATTAGCTTCATCTAAATCATCCATGCTCAAAAGCTTTGACATAACATAATTATAGATTTGACTGCGTTCCACCTGAGAGTCTAGCTTTGATGGAAGACTCTTTCTAAGTTCTCCCAAGATATCTAAAACTTTCTCGATATTATCTGGTATCACGTCCTCTATTTGCTCCCTCAAATACCTTGAGTAAGCAGGGCTCTTTCCCGATGTGGAAACACTGACAACAAGATCTCCTCTTTTGATTATTCCAGGAAGGAAGAAATCGCATTCCTCCCTGTCATCTGCTGCGTTTACGGGTATTCCCTTAGCCTTGCAAGAAGCCACTACTGCCTCATCCTGCTCTCTGCTTCCCGTCGCCGTAATTACAAAATCCACCCCTTCAAGGTCGCTCTCATCAAAGCACTTATTTACAATCTCAATGCCTTTGCCGAGTTCTTCCTCCATGAGCTCCTTTGTAATAATTTTGATATTACTCGTGAATTCGCTTATCGCCTTAAGCTTTCTTTTTGCAATCCTACCATAGCCTACAATCAAAAAGCGTTTATCCTCGAGATTTATACAAAGTGGAAATCTGTTCATATCCTTACCCCATCACTAGCTTTGCATCTTGCGCATAATAGGTACAAGTCTGTAAGCCAAAACTGCTGCAAGCATACAAATTACTGTATCTGGAATAACTGTACTTAGGAACCATACGCTAAATAGCTGAGCTATGCCGATGCCCTCAGTTCCTGAAAGCACAAAGTTAAACATTATAAAGTAGTAGATTAGTCCGCAAGCATAGTAGGCCATCTCACCTACAAGTGCAGCAATTGCAAGCTTTGGAAGACTTGGCTTTCCCTCTCTACTTGAAAGCATACCTGTAAACAGCGCTGCAAAAGCAAATCCAATCAGGAAGCCGAATGTAGGTCTAAGCAGATATCCTAGTCCTCCTCCGTGAGCAAATACAGGAATTCCTATAAGTCCTATAATCAAATATGTTAGGACCGACACAAATCCGTTTCTTGCTCCAAGCAAAAAGCCCGCAAGCAGTGCAAAGAACACCTGTAGTGATATTGTTACCTCAAAAATTCCTAGCGGCAGTGTAATTTTAATAAACGCACCAACTGCCATAAGTGCTGTGAAGAGACCGCAGTAAATAACATCCTGTGTTCTAAAGCCTCTTCTGGTTTTCTTCTCTACATTACTCATTTAAAAACCTTTCTCCTATAACCCTTTCTCTAACTAACGTTCTATACCATCGCGAGCCTTAACCCCGCTAGAATAGTAGTGTCTTATCTCCTGAATCTCAGACACTAAATCCGCCTTCTCAATCATATAATCAGGTGCATACCTTCCCGTCAAAACAAGCTCCGTTCCTTCAGGCTTCGCATCCATCAAATCCATAATCTCAGTCTCAGCCAGAAGCTTAAAATAGCAGCAAATCGTAATCTCATCCAAAATCACAAGATCGAAGCTGCCATCGCGGAGAGCCTCCCTCGCCCTCCTAAGCCCATCCTCTGCGCTCCTATAATCATTCTCGCTCGGCACACCGCTCATCATACAGCCGTCAATGCCGTAGAGCTCCACTGTGATTTCAGGAAAGCGCTCCTTTATTAGCTTGATTTCACTATATTCTATGCTCTTAACAAACTGACCAATGTAAACCCTGAGCCCCGCACCTGCTGCTCTCACCGCAAGTCCAATCGCTGCCGTAGTCTTACCTTTGCCGTTTCCTGTGTACACCTGAATATACCCTTTTTCCACAAATTTTACTCCTTCATCGATGTAAAATAAAAAGCCCAGTTCTACTGAGTTCTAGTAGTACAGGGCTTGATTTGGTGTCCCAGAGGCGATTCGAACACCCGACGCACGGTTTAGGAAACCGACCTATAACTACTAAATTTCAATGTTTGTTTGATGTGGTGTGCTTAAGGGTGTGACTTTTGCTCCCTTATATGCTATATAGATTGTATTCGCAAAACTGATTTATGGCAACAAAAAAGAGGGCAAACGCCCTCTTAGTTAGTTAAATATATCAGCTAGTATATCATCGGATATATCGCCTAGTACATAAGCCTTTTTGATTCCGTGCTTTTTGATATAAGCCTTTGCCGATTCGTTCGTATACTGATTGACAAGTAATACAGGATAATCTCCTAGATTGCTTGCCACTAGTCCGTCTGCCCACGCATTAGCAAGTATCACTGTGTCAGCGTTAGGATAAAATAGGTCAGCAATCTTAGACGATGTCTCGTACCTATCTAATCCGTCAAGCCTTGTTACCTTGCCGATGTCTGCAAGCTGTCGCTCAATATCCTTTGACACTACACTGTCACCACCTAGTATGACATACTCAAGGTCAGACTGCTTGTCTAAGAACGACGCTTGCTTGATTGTGAGATAATCGCCCACCATCATAACTGGGTGACGCACTGTCGATACAGACACACCATCTGCCCAATCCTTGCCACTTGTGATGATTAGCTTTTTAGCACCTTTTATGCACTCTTTGAGCACCTCAAGATTTGTTGCGTATCTATCAGCACCACTAAGCACCTTAACTCCTGTGCCGTTGATTTTTACATCGCCACCAACGACTGTTGTCTCTAGCCCATTAGTGCCCTTGCACTCATCATATACTAGATTAGCATTTTTAGTATAGGCTAGATAGCTTGCACTAAGTCCATCGGCAAAGGTCTTGCCACTAACAACAACCTTGTTAGGTTTTAGATGTGATTCAGCGATTAGATCAGCAGTCTTGTACCTATCTGCTCCAGCATATCTAGTGATAGTTACATCTGATGGAATAGATTTCTTCTCGACCACAGGCTGAGCACCACCACCATTATAGTAGTATTCTGCTCTGCGATAGAGTTCGTCTAGTCGGTCATACCATACTCCAGGGCAAGCTGTAGGCTTGATGTCTTTGTGCCCTCTAAGCGGCAATTTGCGACCGTAGAATCGCCATATATCAGCGATAAGTTCTGCTACTGTCTCAAAGTCTTCTGGTCTACACTCAGGGCGACACTCAATGCCGATTGACCTAGAGTTTTCTTCCATATCTCCTGAGTGCCACGCTACATTGCCATAGCTAACTATACAAGCCACTCTGCCAGCCTCAGCTACTAGATGAGCCGATGCTCCACTTTTAGGATTGCATAGCCAATTAACTGGCGTCATAAATGCTTGACCCATCAGCCCCCACCAATGTATCAAGATTTCTTCAGGATGATTCTGATTCGTTTCTCCGACAAAGTATTTGCCATAGTTTGGACTGTCAAAGTCCTCTATAAATTGATATGCCATAGCCTACTCCTCGACTTTCTTCTCTTCTTCTAGCTTTAAAATCTGTTTAAATATCTGATGTAGTCCGGTTGACGCAAGTCCACTGATCATGCCACTTGCAATCGCAACAAGGGTTATCTCCTTTGCATTGATACAACCTAGCACGGCTCCTAGCACTGTAACAGTGAGTGGTATGTACTTGTTGTCGGCTGGTAAAAACTTTTTCATCAAGTAGCCTACTACCAAACAAACTGCGATAACTAATGGAATGTAAAGATTTGTTAAAAATTCAAGATTCATAATGTACCTCCTTGAATAAAATAAAAAGGTGGAGTTATTTCCACCTTTACCTAACTAAAATATTTTGAATGCCAAGTGTGAGAACTGAGCCGATGACAACGGATATAATCGCTTGTATGACTGCGTTCCATCTCATCTTAGGCACTTGCTCAAGCGAACTTAGTCGCTCCCCTTGATTCTTTAATTCCTTTTGGAAATTCTCTAGGTGAACAACCATAGTCGCAATGTTTCTGCCCATCTCTTGGATCACTTTATGTGTTTTTTCAGTCTCTCCCACTCGCCTTGTTAAATCATCAAGCCTTTGCGTGTTCTCTCGTAACTGCAAGATATCTTTTTCTCTGGTCTGCAAACAGTGTGCTTTTGTTACAAAATCATCCATACGCTCCCCCTTTCTTATATGTTATCCTTGCCTAGATATTTGATATAGAGGTAAGTAGCTGGATTATTCCCCTCTGCTGTGACATTAGCCCCTCCGATGTGTCTAGCGTTCAGAGTCACCTCTGCACCAGCTGTCAGCGATACCACCTTTGAGGCAAGTCCAATACCTCCACCAGCCCTTGTTGTGATAACTGTTGATGCAATTTCATTGCCGTTTGACTTGATGTAAACACCATTAAAAGGAGATGCCGCAACATCGTTCTCAAAGTAGACACCAGCGCTGATTTCATACAGTCCTCCCTCGCTGACTTTGATTGCACCATTGATAAGCGAGAAAACATCGCCACTTGAAAACAGTGCGTTATTGAGCTGAAATGGTGTGATGACGCCATTCTTCAGGAGAATTATGTTTTGTGTTGAGTTTGCTTGCATAAACGACCCAACAATTCCCTTAGCCTTAAAGAGTTCATCAGTGTATAGCTGATTTCCATTTGCCTTGAGACTTACATTGCCAATTTTGAGCTCAGGTACATAGATTATATGCGATGAGCTTAGTCCGTCTCTGTCAAATACAAACGACTTGCTACCATCATGCATTCCAGCATTGACACCACCTTTAGGACCTATCACAAAAGATGGACCTAGATTGATTGTAGCCACTGCACTAGTCATTGCTAGTCCTCTAGGTGATAGACTCGCTCTAATAGTTCCCTCTGCAGAGGTGTTGATATATCCGATATCAAGCGACTTATTAAGCGTGAGTTCCGACTCCTCGCTACGGATTACCACTGAATTTCCAAAGGATGCATTCACACTCTGCCCATTTCTGATATTCACAGCCTCATTTGTGATAAGCACATTTGAGCCTGTCGCATTTTCAGGTGTTTCTGAGCCATCTTGTAGGTCTGCAACCATGATGCCCTGGGGGGATGCTGTGATGTAGTTTGTAGCTGTCTTCTGTGCCTCTTCAACTGACACCCCTAGCATTGTGCTGATTGAGCTTATATCTTGTCTTAGTGTTTCGTCAACGATAGGATGCCATTGATAATCTGTGTAGTCGCTTGAAGGTGTCTCGCTTTCCTTACCTAGTGCGATTCCTGTCCACGTATGAATATTTGAGTATGTGTGTGCAAAGTTTGTGCCTTTGTCATCACTTGCATATGCTATCCATGTATAGGCTGACTTGCCATCCTTTCCATCCTCACCCTTGACTTTGCTCCATGTAAAGAGCTCAGGCTTGCTTAGGTCTACTGTCTCGCTTGCTTGTCCGTTGCTGATACCTAGATATGCTTTGCCGTCTGCAGAGGATGATATTCCATTTCCGTGATTATCGTCTGCATAAGCAATCCATGTGTATAGTGGTTTAGGTCGTGGAAGAGCCTTGAGCTCGTTCGCAAGGTCAACAATTGACTGATATATTCCACTATCTTGGATGAGATACTCGCCTAAAGTGGCCTTTTGCATTCCCTCGTCGATAGATTCCTCTAGCTTGAGTAGTCTAGCCGATAGGTAGAGCTTTCCAGCCTCGTCAATGATGTTGATTCTGTCACCGATTGAGATATTCTCAGGAAGTTTATTGATGTCAATCTCGTAGTTTTCCTCGATGTCTCTAATCTTCTTTAGCTTGCCGATTGCGTGGTTACAAAGTGTCTTCTGTACCACTGTGTCATAGCTATATGTCTTTGTGATGTGCTTGAATGTCTGTGTCTTCTTTAGTCCGTCTTCCGATACAATCTCGCTGATTCTTCCCCACTTAGCAAGTGCAGTCCTTGAGCATAGCCTTCCGTCTGCATCGACATAAAAATCGCCATCGTCATATACGTAGCCTTTTAGAGTGATTGGTTCTTCCTTTCCCTCTGGAGTTCCACCCTTGACGATTAGAGCTGTTGCAAGATTCGATATAGACTTCTTCACAACGATTCGGTCTATATCTCTATTGAGCCTCAGCTCCTCTTTTACGTCCTTTCCTCTGCGTTTGTGGATATTGATGTATTTATGTGCCACTGTAAGCCCTTTGATGTCAAAGCTATACGATACCTCTGCATCAAATTGCTTTGATAAACTAGCAAGCCTTTCAGTGACAGTCGCCTCTCCGTCCCAGCTGAGTTTCCTAGAACGGTCTGAGATTTCATTGATACCTATCTCAAAGCCACTGTCTTTAGTCCACTTCTCAATATACCAGCTGATAGGCTTTGCCTCTGCAGATTCAAAAGGACCCGCAATCTCGTTCAATAGGTCAAGTCCAGCATCTTCCGCATACACTTCGATATCCTGGTTCTTGGAGTCTTCCACAGTGTCGATGATGGTGTATACCTCGTCTTTGCCATCCCTTGAGCATAAAAGCTGATTGCCAGTCATTGTCATTTGCTCTAGCAGAGCCTTATTTTCGCTTGTATAAACGATTTTAAAGCCTAGAGTGGCGATACCTGTGTCCACTGCTTGAACCTTGCTGTCATCGGTGATTTTAAAGCCTTTAGATAGTTTGGTGGAGGCCATACCCAGTATGTTTAGTTTTTTGTCTGCAAAATAGATTATCATTTATATGTACCTCTCTCTGTACTTTAGTTTTATCTGTGCATTTTTTGTCCAGTCTGACATGGCTACATTGATGCGATTGGTTCCTTGCGTTAGCTTGAATCCTTCCCAGTCGTTGCCGATTGCTCCGTACTCAGGTGTTTCTAGATTGTTGACTATGATGCGACCCTCGTCTCCATTCACTTTGATGTTGTCACCTTGCGAAAACTTGTTTGGAATGTCGATGAATGTCGTCGTATGATCCTTAGTAAAGGTTAAATCATATAGCATATTCAGTCCTAGAGTCGGCTTATTACCATACGCAGCGAAAACGATGCTAATTTCGTTCACCTCTCGATTATCTTTCTCCCTAATGGTGATTGATTTCTTTGTCCCATAGATATTAAAGGTCACCACTTCACCCACTTTGGTTACTGTGCATGTATTTGATGCGTTCTCAGAGGCTCCAGTCTTTAGGTTATCCCAGTCTATTGGAACATCGGGACCATATGTGGAAATGCCTATATCTCCCTCGAACATCCTTGTCAGTGCGACTCGAGGTGCCTCGTAGGTCTCAATCGCAAAAGCCGTCACAAGATGTCGTTCCGTACCAGTATTGTGACAAAAGAGCACATTGAAAGCACCTTGCTGATTAATGATGTCCTTTGACAAACAGAACTTGTGTGAGAATGTGCATCTAAAATTCATAGCTCCAATGTGTCCGCTCTTATCTGCTTTTAACATTCTCGTTATAGAAGGCCCGTGGAATTTTGTTCCATTTCCGTAAGTCTTAGCTTGCACCTTATCTGTGACTGTATCTAGTGTTCCATCAATTACCACCATTCCATGTAGTGATGGTAGATTCTTCTCGTTAATCTTCCACTCACTTGCCTTGAATGGATTGGTATATCTTGATATGTCGATTAGTCTTTCAGATGGTGGTAATGCTATTCCGTCAATCTCTGACGGATTGCCCAGCTGAATAATCTTACCGTCTTGATTGACAAATGCCATATATCCACATGATGATTCTGGTAAGGATACCTCAAAATGTGGATGTGCTGGATAAGTACCATCGTAGTTAAACTCAAAAACCTTGTCTTTATTTGCTGTAAGCACTTTCTCCGTGAGTGAATACTTAAATGGATCAAAGCACTTTATGGAGAATTTTCCTACGACTGCGTTACGACCAGGATCTATATCTTCATAGCTTGATGGAGTACCGATGTAGTACCTATCCCTTTCATCATCAAAAATAAGCTGTGCATCCTCAACATTTAAAACTGCGTTGAGTTTCTCAAAAGCCCTTCGATATTCCTCGTTAGTTTCTGCTATGAGCTGGAAGGTCACTGTAATGACTCTAGCTGGATACTTTCGTCTTCGCATACTAGTGCCATCAGCTCCACCTGTAGAGTATTCGTCTATGTCTGATAGCAATAACTCTCTGCCCTTTACATTGAGCGTCTTATAGCCTTTGACAAGTTCTTCGATGTATTTGCCATTTATTCGTAAGGCCTCAGAGGGTAGCATTGTGCTACCCTTTTCGGTCACGTCAGTAAATCTATACACGTCCGTGTCTCCTTCCTTCCCTCTTCTCTCGCTTGTTTAATTCCTCACGCATAGGGTCTGCGGTTGCCTTTGCGATTTCTTTGCCGTCTAGCTCTACAGGAACGACAACGGTGTATCTTGCGACTGCGTCATAGTCGTACTCACTTGATAGACTAGCTGTAGGTATACCAGCAAAGCTCATTTGTCTTCCGATTCCAAAGCTATCAGCAATGCTTGAACCCATTCCGTCAACTGTCTTTTTGACCTTTGAGAACGAAGAAGTCAATCCCTTATCAAGTCCGCTCATGATTGCGTTACCAGCTGGAATGAGAAGTCTCTTATCGTATTCGATAGGACCTTTATGTTTCTTAATCCACCCAGCAATTCCTCCGACAAAGTTCTTCACCTTTTCAAATCCAGCTGTGAGTCCTCCCAAAAATCCGTGGATGATAGCCCTTCCTATGCTCTTTAGGTCAATCTTAGAGACTCTGTCAACAATTCCCTTGCCTAATCCTAAAATCGCAGTAAATACTTGCGGTATAGCTTGTACAATTCCGCTAACTAGCTTGCCGATGAGCTCGACACCCTTTTGGATGATGGTAGGGAATGCGGCTATAAGGCCACCAATGAGCGACAACACAATCTGTGCTGCTGCCTGTAGTATCTGTGGTAAATTCTCGATGATTCCATCAACAAATTTAATCAATGCGTTGAATGCGGTCTCAGCTATCTGTGGGAAGTTCTGAGCAATGCCTTGAGCAAGTGAGGCAAGCAAGTTCATGCCCGTAACAATTAGATCAGGCAAGTGCTCAGCGATACCCATAACAAACTGTGATAGCACCTCGACTGCACTTGTGATGATGCTAGGTGCGTTAGCCGATAATCCATTGACAAGTGTTTCAATGATTGTAAAAGCACTGTCTAGCACATTAGGAAGTAATTGAGCTATTCCACTAAGGAAGTTAATCAGCAACTGTGAACCGCTATTGATTAGATCGGGTAGTTTGCTAGTAACACTCTTTGTGAAGTTTGCTATTACTTCCGGGCCTTTCTCAACGGCAATCTTGATCATGTCGTTGATTTTATCGCCATACGCATTAGCTAGCACCCCTAGTCCAGCGATTGCTGTCGCAATTAACGCAGCGGGAAGGATGAGCCTTAAGCCTAAGCCCATCATCTTAGTAAGTCCACTAGTTACTTTACCGCCTACTGTTCCAAATGCACCGCCTAATCGGCCACCTATAGCCGTCACCCTATTTGGTAACATGCTGCCCATTCGATCTAGTACACTAAATGACATCGCTGAGGCCTTTTCGAATGGTGAGTATATGCTCTTCCAAATGCGATTGCCTCGTGACCCAATGTCAAAGCGACCTGTGATGGTCTGCAGTTTGAATAGGCCCTCTGTTGCCTTATCTAGTCCAGCTGGTATAGATTTGATACCATGATTCACACGCCCTATGCCATCGCCTACCATTTCGAATGTCTTTGGATTAAATATCTTACGGCCTACAAAAATGCCAGCCATCGCTCCACCAACAGAGGCAATCTCCCTTAGTGGAGCTGGTAGTTTACCAGCAGATGACGCTAGTTCTTCCAAAACTCCGCTCAGACCGTTTTTTTCAAACGCCTCGGTCAATCTGTCGATTGCGTCCGATAACTCGTTTGTAGCCGTTGTTACGACCTTAATTCCCTTAGCATTAAAGGCCATGAATGCGGGCTGTAACTTGTTTGATATTGTCTCCTTTAGTCCGTCAAGTGCTTGACCGATGTCCTTGTACTGTGTCGCCATCTTTTGGAGATCACTTCCAGCACCAGCAGTCTTTTTGATGGCCTCGAAGAAGTCCTCAGTCTTAACCTTGCCAGCTTGTACATTCGCTATGAGCTCCGATGTGGTCATACCCATCGTCTTAGCGACCTTAGATATTCCAGCTGGTGTCTGCTCTAACATGAGCTTGAAGTCCATCCATGCTACATAAGGCTTAGCTGCCATCTGTACGCCTTGAACGGATAGCGTTTTCATCGCTTGTCGTGGGTTTTCCGACGCAGCTGCGATTCCACCGAAGGCTTTTACAAGGTCCTTTGACCCTTTGACACCTACTGCATCAAACTGAGCGAACGTGCTCGCCATATCTGATGAGCTGTAGATTGTCTGCTCTGCATACTTCTGTAGCTCTTTTCGTGTCTCTGCAATCTCTTTCTTTGTATGCCCGTTCATCGCCATGTTAGATTCAAAGTTCTGCCATGCCCTTGATGATTCAACAAGCTCGTCCTTCATGCTACTGATGGAGTGGGTCACTTTATTAAAAGCCGACTGTCCGACACCAGCAAACACACCAAAAGCAAAACCACTAGCAAGCTTTGATTGAAAACCACTAACAGTCTTGTCTGCCTTTGCGAATGTGCTAGTAAAGTTCTTATCTACTGCCGACAGTATCGCCTTTACCGAATAATCAGCCATGTGTCTCCCCCTTTCCTTGTTTCATTATTTTCCCAATTGCAATCAGTCTGTCGTTATCTCGCTTGATTCCTCTTGCCTTGTCTAGCTCAGCCTCGTAGTCAAAGAACGTGTCAAATCGTGCAAATACAGGCTTGATTCTGTCTTTGCCAGCTTTCTTTTTCGCTGATGCAGCAAAGTTCAAATAAGCTTGCCAGTGTAGTCTGTACTGCTCGTCTACTTGCTTGAGATTGTGAGCCTTTACTAGTAGCTGGTACTCTGGAAATGTAAGAGTATTCACTTCCTCGATTCGTTTAAAGCCAAAGAACCTAAAGCAGTCTATTGCAATCGCCTCGTAGATTTCCTCTATTGACTGAGCATTCCCATGAGTTCCTTCTGTCTCTGCTTGAGTACCTTCTCTTCTTCCTCTGCCTCTTTCGCTGCCTTCTGTATCTTCAGAGTCATGCTCTTGGTACAGTTGGCTTTCGATAAAAAATCAAGCACCTCTGCAAATAGTCCGTCGATGTCTGTGTCTTCGCTTTCTATATATGCCATGATTTCGTTCTTGCTGATTCTAGGCGTTTCTGTCTTATTAGCAATTTCTAGGATTGTGAGCAGTGACTCAGGGTTCTTGTCAAGTATTCCGCTGACATTAAACGCAAGGCCAGCCTTTTCCTTATTCTTAGTTCCGACTGATTCGACCTCGTATGTTTTATTTATTTCAAGCAAAAAACCCATTCCAAACTTAAAAGAATAGGTTTTTCCGTTGATTTCAAGCTCCATTGTGTTCATTTTCTCTTCCTCTCTCAATCAATAGATATGATTATTTGTACAAAAAAAGGCGGTCTGCTAAACCGCCCTTACTCTTCCTCTATGCTCCAGCTGTTGTGTCCTTGAATATATAAGACGCAACGGCCTGCTGTTCATTTGTCACTGTTACATCACCACGAACGCCCGAACCATTGATGCCGAATGTGAGCGATACTTCGACCATATCCTCAGCCCCCGACTTGATCTCGAAGTTTGTGAGGTAACCCTGAAAATATCTGCCCGCATACTTGTCCGCACCAGTGCCAGCCTCTTCAAGGTTAGCCTCCCAAATCTCAACGATTTCGTCGTTGTCTAGTGCGTCCTCAAGTGATTTGAGTAGCTTGTCACCTTTTGAAAGGATTGATGTACAAGTGATTTCTGTCTCAGCGACTCCTGGAGTTCTTATCTTTCCGTCTTTTGTTGCTGTTGAGTCAGCATCCTTTGACTTTGAACGTCCATTCTCCGTTACGAACGCAATCGCTGCACCTTTCTCGGTTGCTGCCTTTGACAAAAGTCTGTAAAGGTATACTATCTTTTTTCCAGCTACAGCTGTCATAGTTGACTGTGCCATGTCTATTCCTCCTAACTAATTGTTGTGTTAATTACTTTCTTATTTTGCTTTTAGCTAAATGTCCATGTAAATTCTAGTACTCCGTGCAACAATGCATGAGCGGTCGTATCGTCCTCCATGATTGTTTGATTGGTTTCTACTAGATTCCATGAGCGATTCTCTGTCGTCTCTATTCCTCTTACGATGTCCTTGACATCAAGTAGCATCGTAGAGAATGTACCTCTCTTAAGCATGTTGTTGTGCCATACGTGAATAGTCAGTGCCACCGTGCCGAATAGTGCAGTTTTGTTCTGCGTGTCCGTCTGCGTGGTCCCAGCCATCACGATGAATGGATACTCAACCTCTTTAGATGGAATGACTGTATCAAATACTAGTATTCCAAAGCGTTTTTCTAGATCTTTGCGGACTTTAGCAAATATTTCTTGCTGTGGGTCTCTTCTCATTTCCACCTAACCTTTCATGATTTTCTTTACATCCCTTATAAACTTTGGTTTAACCTTTTCAAGAGCTGGCTTAACGAACGGATGCTCTTTCATGAACCTTGTACCGTACTCTAGGTATGGTGCGTACTCTGCCGTTGGCTCAACTGTCACACTCATACCATCGTCGCCCTTACTGAGCTTGATGCTCCTTCGCAAAAAACCAGTCTTGACGGGTGCTTTTGCGACCATGACCTTGTTGAGGTCTGCACCATGCTTGCTAATGCAAGCCTTAACATCAACCATCTTCTGAGCGTGCTTTAACGCATCAGACAGCTTGTCTGCTCCACTTATCTTGATTGACATATCAATGAACCTCGGAGACGATAAAAGTCGTCTTGAACCTTAAATTTCGCCTCTTGTCTATACGGTACTTCTTGCCTTTGTACTCGATATAGTCCGTTTTGATACCGACATCATTGGTTGGTACATGTATCATCAGCACGCCCTCTCTTATTTCGCCATACACTAGCTTTACGACCTCATCTGATGCGTCACAAACCGATGCAATGATAGGCTCATTGTATGTATCACCGTTAGTGTCATAGTCGCCCGTATTTTCGTCGTAAAGGCCTCTATTCTCTTCACATGGGGTGATTACTTTGTCGTATCTCATATAAACCTCACCCTTCCTTGAGTGCTGTTCGCTTTGTTCTTCAGATAGGTCTCAATATCCTTTGTGTAAGGCTTAAAATCGTCATTGCTCCATGTCATTTGTTCGCCTTCAACATTGTGAGAAGACAATCCCTCTGAGCCGATACGATTAAACCTTGCGACGGATACCTCAACGACAATGTATGATAGTTCTTGAGGCACTTCTTCGCTCGATATAAGGACTTTTAGCCTTTGCTCGGTCATGTAGGCTATTCGATAGATTAAATCCTCGTGCTTATAGCCTAGTGGTCCTAGCAGTGCCTTGATACTATCTAAATACATTATTCCTCGCCTTCCTCTGTTACATCTGCTCCATTAGTTTCCTCAGTTACATCTGTCACCTCTGAATCGTCGCCCACTTCCTTGATTAGAGGGTTTCTTAGTGGGTTGTCTCCACCCATCAGCTCGTCGATTCTCCACTCTGCT